CTCTGTGCTTTTGAAGGCTTGCCATCAGAATGGAATAGAGTATCAACGTTGCCACGCTGCCATTCCGGGTCACAATCAATTGTAGCGGCTTCACGCTGGAATTGATCAATCGTCCACTCGTTATACGCCCACTTAATGCTATTGATATTCATGGTCTATACCTCACTGGTGTAAAATGATCAGGCTCTGGCAAAATTGCTCTCCCCGATCAATACCACTATAATACACGGATACCTTGGAATGTCAAGGGCTTTCAGTGTTCGTAAAAATCATCTACCTCATCAAAGTCTTCCACATGTTCCATCCACGCCTTCTTTAAATTCCGCAAAGGACGCTTCTTTGAAACTTCCGACTGCGGCTTTTCCAGACGCTTGCCTCCATACTTACGATCCTCTTCCTGCAATTCAGCATAAAGAGAATTAACCACGGAACCTTTGTGCGGATTATGTGTCTTCATGATCATCATGCCTTATTCTGGTAGTAGTCCTTTAAAAGCCTCATTGACTAGCTTTGGGGTTAGATAGGGAACCTTTAGATCCTTCATGATCATTGCTGCATAGATATCGGCTTCCTGTGGTTCAAGCGATTCAAGAATCTGAACCAATAGCTCCTCCTTACGCTTTTGTGTAAGCGCAGGCGGGGTTCTCGGATTGCCTTCCATGAATAGATAGACCTTGCTTAGAGCATCGGTCATATGATTGTATGAAAGACCTACAGGCACATCTTCCTTTTTGAAAGGAGGAATCTTTTTGATTGTGTATTTAATACCAGGATGCATTGCACCCATTAGCACGTTTCTCAGCGCCCAGCTATCATTAGACTGTAGCACACCGATACGAGTATCCTTAGATGGGGCAAAGGAAAACTCTTTGAAAACTTCATAGATGTTCTTTTTACTGCTCATAATGTTCCTCAAAAATCGTTAATGGACTCAATCATAGCGTTTAGTTTCTTGCTAATGAAATAGTCCAGCATCTTCTGTTTTGTAGCTGGCTTAGCCTCTTCGAAGGCGGCTACAATCTTCTCCTGCACTTCATTAGGAATATAGTCAAAATCAACCAAAGTTTGATTGCGCTTATAACCACGAAGCATATTATCGTTAGTGCAGAAGGTTTCCGCATCCTGTGTTAGCCACTCCTGAAGGCGCTTGCTATTTATGACTTTCTGGCGTTCTCCAGCAGCAAACGTATTGTCAGGAGAAAGAAAGTTGGGCACACCATCACCACGGTCACCACGAATGATATGCTCCTTGATAAAGGTTTTTGGATCATCAATCTTGATGAAACGCTTTAGAATAGGAGAATACTGGGTAACGTTAGGGTATTTCTGTAATTGCCCAAAATCTTTATCGCTTGAAAGAATGAGGACATCAGAATGTGGAGCCAATCGTGCAGTTAGCACAGCAATGATATCATCCGCTTCCGCTCCATCAACGTCAAGCACCTTGTAAGGGAAATGCGTCTTGAGGTCGTCACGGATACGATTGAGAGTGTCAAAGATCATACCCCAATCAAGCCCAGAGGCTTCTCGGTCATGCTTACGCTGAGACTTATAGAAAGGGAAATAGTCACGACGCCAATACTTCTTATTGTCGCAGCAAAGCACCACGTTAGGATACTTTGATTTGAACTGACGCACGTTAGCACGAATGGTATTAATGCACATATGACGAATTAGGTTTTCGTCCAATGTGTTATCCTTAGCCACAAACTTTAGATGTTGCATTAGATTGGCAATTAGAACCTGATTGAGGTCCACAAACATGTAAGACATTTTATATTCCTTAGCTGATACTTATTATAGTATCATTCTTCATCATCGCTGTCAAGGTCGATCTGTCCCTTGGCTTCTTCCAATTCACGCATAACCTGATCAATCTTTTCCTTGATTTCGTCGTTGGTCATACCATCCAAGCCATCACTAATCAAGGTAACGTTCTTATCGATAAAGTCATGGAGGTGATGATCAAGTCCTACAGATCGATACACAGCAGCTTTCAATGCATCAATGACAAGGATAAAATCTTTTGAGAACTGCTTATCTGTGACCGCAATTGAAAAGTTATCCAACTCTGTTATCATGAAGCCTGTCAACTCATCCACAATTGCATCAGCAAACTTTTTATCCGCTTTTGCTTGTCGGGCTTCATGCACCTCCATTGGAATTTCTCTAACGACCTTGTGCTTGGGAAACTCGATTACCTTGTCAGTCATTTCTTATCCTTGTTATGTTCATGGAGCAAAGCCCAGATGACTAACCCTAAGGATAGCACACCTACGCCTATACCCATATATAACCAACACCAGATCACTGCTATCATATTTTCGGTATTCATTTGATGATCCTAACCAACGTTGTGTCTTTATTGATACGACCATTAGCCTTGTTCTCGGTTGTGGTAAGGTTCTTCATTAGATTGCGAAGATCGACCTTACCTGCCGCCATTAGCTGCTGGATCACTTGTTCTGGCTTACGAACTTTCTTCGTGATAGAAAGATCCGTGTCAAATCCTGTAATCGTAGTCCCTCGGACCGAAAGGCCTGAACGACCCACGGCATGATACACAGAAAGATTACGAGTTTTAGGATTATAAACCCAAAGCTGCGAAGCATTGATAATTCCTTTCGGATCTACACTCTTGATGTTGAGTTCCTTATACTCAGGAAGATACTGCATTTTAGCTACGAGAACATGAGCAGGCTTAATCTTCTTAGCACGTGGCTTGCGAACAGCCTGACCAGCAGCATCAAGTTCGGTCATATGATCAATGATACGCTTTATGAAAAGCGCCATGATTTTAAGAACAGGCTTACGCCATTTCTTATACGCTTCCACCAAGTCAGCGTCTTTGCCTGCTTGGGCTTCGGTGATTTCATCGTATTGAGGACGGAAGTGTTCTGCAATCCTCTTCGCAATTTGCGGTTTAATTCCCTTCTCAAGGGACCACTTCTTAATGTCAAACTGAATAACTCCTTCTTGGAAGAAAACATCAAGCTGCTCTTCCAGTTCGCCGATAAGATCGGACGCCTTGCTATTGATACGATCCTGAATAGAGATTACTTTCTGCGGCGGTGATACTCCTTCAGGCACTCCGTTACCCACTTCTTCCAAGTCTGGTGCCGCGGATGCAATTCGTCCAATATGCTCAAGGGTTCGTTCCCACACACCTTCGGGTAGTTCTGAGCCTCCAGCGAGGAGTCGGCAGTTCCATCCGATCCACTGAACGAATTGGTGTGGCTTGACCTGTGAGAGTTTTCGGATTGTTTCTTTATCATGCTTGATAGACTTTAGGTAGGAAATGGTGAAGGACTTAGCCTCTTCGCTATTATAGAAATAGTTAAACCAGGTATAGGCTTTGCCCATATCAGTGTCAGTGGATTCAAACGTGACAGTCGGCTCTGGACCGAGATACTTTTCATCGGTGAACTTCGGGCGACGAACTGCAGTTGACTTTTTCACTTTCTTCTCCTTATCACGCATTGGCGGTTCTCAACATAATGTTGGACATTATATCAATGTTGCCGCCTTTGACATAGGTATATTTCAAGTCCGAATGTTTGGTCATTATATCATACTTGCCAGCTTTGTCAAGGAGAGTTTCCAGGTATACAGCGAGGATCTCCTTTGATATAGCAAGAGCAATGCAGGCATGTATTCCGTAGCCCCAACCAAGATGCTTCACATTGTCATTCCTGGAAAGAATAAACTCTTCCGGATTTGTGAATTTGGTTGGATCATGATTTGCAGATTCCAGGCAAAGGACGACCCTATCGCCTGGCTTTAGATTAATTCCATGCATTGTGATTTCTTCTGTTACTGATCTTCCAAATCTTCCTGTTGACGTATGAAACCTTAAGGACTCATTCACCGCATCTGGAATCAATGATCTATCATTTAACAAAACGTCCAGTTGGTTCTGTTCATACATGTCCAGCGTTAGATATTGCAGTGCGCCAACCAACGAGCCTGTGCCGGATAGAATGTTGGCTATGACTAGAAAGATTGAATCCAGATTTTTGGGATTGTTATTCATACACTCATGATACACACCAGGTCCGAGCGATGGTGGACGAAGCCTGAAAGTTTCGTATATCAATGTATATTCGTCTTTAAGATCCTTCGGATGATCATCGGGACCAAAGACATGAATGTTAGGTTCATTCTGATGAATGTTTAGGATTGTATTGTGCATTATGTCTTTATCGACAGGAAAGTTTAATAGCTCTGTGACCATCCATGCACTTAGATCGTCAGTGATTTCGGAAATGTTTATCTCGGTCTTGTTATCAAAGTGACCGATCATCTTCTCACGAAAGACAGAGACTATTCGATCCACGTTGTCTTTTGTATATGCGTTTAGAACGATGTTCTTAAACTCTGTGTGATAAGGATTATCACTAGCGCCTAATGTCTTTTGATACCTGACAGCGGTTTCAATTAACAGATTGCCTCGGGCTGACGAGAAGATTTTGGGATTGGTCAAGGCGAAGTAAACATCATCATAACGAGTGATGACATACGCTTGAAACTTGTCGCTCCAATAAGCAGTGTCACGGGTTCTTAGGTCTTTATAGATTTCAAACCTGTTTAACAACCACTCGTTGGAGTGTGGATCAAAAGACATTATACCTACTCATAGACACTATTTGCTATTATGTTCTTTCCAAAGGTTGTATAGGATCTTCTCTTGTTCGGACGCTTCTTTCTCCCATGGAAGATTGCGATAGCCGACAATCATTTCGTTATACATAACCTTGTTCCACATTTGATAGTTGCCCGAACACATATCAATCAATTCTTTGCGGGCATACTGCTTAACGTGGACTAATTCGTGTGCCAAGGTTCTTAGTAGATAGACATGACCGAGGTCAGCTTCTATCTCAACCTCAAACTCTCTATGGTTGTGGTTCTTGGCATCGATATCAGTCCACGTAGCCATACCGAAACATTTGGTGTCCCTGTAAAAGTTCTTTCTAAGTTTAACTTTAACAAGGACGTTCTTACTTAGGCGCTTCAAAAGATGATCACAAAAGAATGTAGCTGCCTGTTTGATTTCACGCTTTTCCATCTTTTTAGCTGATCCGTAAATTTTGATCTGCGCCATGTTCTCCTCAGGTTGCGAAGATGATATGATCCTTAAAATCACTGATAACACAGATACCGTCCTCTGTGTAACCAACATCTTGCTCTATCTCCTCCGCCTTGTCAAGAGCCTCATTCAAGGTATGGAATACCTCCGAGTCCTGAAACGTGTCAGATAGAGCCTGATAGTTCCCTTCATATTTAGCCTTATCAGCATCCCACTTACCGTAGATGTTATCAATCGCCGTGGCATGAGCCACACGATACTCAGGACCCTTGTCGGTCTCGGTGAGAAGGATATAGATTCCGTTATCAGCTGACATTATTCCTCGTCCTCATAAGCTGGAGCAAAAAACGTGTGAACGATTAGACGAACCAACCACTGAATCATGAAAGGTGCCCATAGAGG